GCTCTCGCGTATGTGGGACTTAAAGCTCAGTCTTTAACAGACCCTCAACTTCTTGGCGGTCAATATGCTGAAGCGGGAGGGGCGGGAATCGGAGGACATCTGGCAACAAAAGCAGCTCAGGGAATGGCTCAGAGAGCTGCTACGCCCATTATAGCAAGAGCCGCAGTCGCTGCTGGAGGATTGATGCCAACATTAGCAGCTCTAGCTATAACGGCTGGAGCATATACTGTCGCTGTGTCAAAAGGGCAGAAATTAACTATCGACCAAGCAGACAGAGTCAGAGCCAATATAGATTCTGAACTTCCAGAAGTCGAGAAGCTGGTCGCATCGGGAGCAAATAATGCTGATGCGATTAATAGACTACAAATATTTGAAGAATCACTTATAGCAGCTAATCAAGTTTTAAAAATGATTGAAACAGACCGACTCGGCTCATTGTCAGACGCAAGAATGAAAAGAAGCGAAGTATTGAAAACATTAGAGATAGTTCAGAATCAAAAGAGGCTCTTATCTTATAGGCTTCAATATCCAGACACAACTTTAACTGGCGGACAATTGTCAGAACTCCAGAATATATAATAATGAACAATGAAAATGAAAGAAATAACGAAAACAATTCTCAAGCAGTTGATGAGACTTCGAAAGAGAACAAGGCACAGACACAGATTAATTTGGGTCTTGTTGAGGAAGCACGTCAGATTGCTCGGGAGATTAAAGAAGCGAATGAGGAGACAAGGCAGCTCTTAGAACGGAAAGAGAAACTTGAGGCAGTCAAGATTCTCTCAGGCAAGTCTGAAGCTGGTCACATAGAACCAGAACCAGACCCAGAGGTCGAAGCTAAAGAGAGAATCAACTCTGAACTTAAATCTTTAGGTTTATCAATATGAGTCGAGTTCCGACCATGCTGGACTTGAGGATTATCGAGAAAGATTGTTCTCAATGTGGGAAACATAGAAAGTTCGTCATCAATACGCCAAGAGACAAGCAGTCAATATGCGGTAATTGTTGGGACTGGTTTAAAAAACCTCCAAAACGGTCTGATATTCTTAATTCATTCAAAAAAATGATTAGATTTAAATAAGAGGAGTGAATTAAAAAGGCATGGCAAATGAAGCAGTAATCATAGAACTGTTAGGCGAACCAAAGGGTCACGCAATCCGACACACAGTCGCAGACGGAGCGGGAATTGCGAAAGGCACACTTCTAAAACTAACTGACCCTCGAACTGCTGTAGCTACTTCGGCAGATAATGACCCTTTCGGGGGGATTGCTGCTGAGGAGAAAACAGCAAGTGATGGAATAACGAATCTCGGAGCATATACTTTTGGGATTTTTGATATAAAAGCAAGTGCTGGAGTGACAGTCGGAGAGAGAGTCTCCGTAAGTGGAGCAAACACACTAACTAAAGTAGCAGCACCAGACCTGTTATTCTCAGACGTAGGAATAGCACTGGAGACAGCATCAACTAATGAAGTAATCGCTGTTCTGGTCGGGAGTGGATTCTAATGGCAGATTCCGCAAGTATGGCAGACTTAAGAGCAGAGGATGTCCAGAGAGTTGTCACTGGATTCGCACTTCAAGAATATCGATTTAAACAAGTCGTTATGACCAAAACTGGTTCAGCATGGTCTGAAGTATTCTACCAAGAAACAGCAGCAGACTTAACTGGTGGGACTGGTTCCAATGTGAAAGGGATTCCACGATTCGCAAACTTTCCATATGGAGAAGTCACTTGGACTAAAAAGACTGGTGTGACTTTGAAGCACGGAATGGAGGGCGTAATCTCTTGGGAGGACTCAATGTTAAACAATGTTGATGTAATCGCAAGAACCTTATTGCGAATTTCAAGAGCAGTGGCAAAGAGTGTAGATGATGAAATCTGGGACACAATTTCAGAGGGTCAATCAGCAAGTGACATTAACTCAGTAGTAATAGGTGCTGGAGATGAATGGGATTCAGGAACCGTAGCAAACAGAGACCCGATTCAAAACATCTTAGACGCAATAAAAGAAATTACTGAGAGCAACTACAATCCATATAACAATGGATACATCTTATTGAGTCCAAAGGATTTCGCAAATCTACTTGGAAATGCGAATGTTCGAAATGCTGGACAATTCTACACGGCAGACGTGACACGGAATGGTCGAGTTGGAACATTGTTGGGACTTGAAGTGATTGTAAGCAATTCAGTCACAGCAGACTATGCGATGGTATGTGTTGGTGGAGAATGTGGAACTTGGGTTCAGGCAGAACCTCTGAAAGTTGAAACAATTACTCGAAAGGGAATTGACCACACGATTCGTGCTTGGGAACTTGGACAATGCCAATTGACCAACCCGAAATCAATTACACTGATATCAAATACCCAGGCATAGACATGAAAGAAACACGACTCACAATAGCGAGGCGGGAATACGCTAAGGGAAATCTCGAGCATATTTATGTTCGGGAATTCCTTTCTATTCTTAAAAATCCTCCAAAGCTGAGAGTAAAAAAGAGAAAGAAACCCGAGGTTAAAAAGGAGATGAAAAAAGATGGCAAGTGATGTATTTGACTCAATAGCAACAAAGGAATTTCAGGTCAAGAACGTAGTAGCAAAGTCTGACGCAGAAGTTGGTTCTCTCGAGGACTCATCATCAGCAGACATTGAATGTGACATGAGAGTCCCAGTTGTTATTAATGGAACTACATTTTATCTGGCTCTATACAATAACACAGTATAATGGCAAAGCAGACATTGAGGAAAGCAGCAAATCAATTAGTCCCAACTAAACCACTTTCAAAGACAAGGGCTATGAGTAGAGCAATTCCTCAAGGTCAGGCTGGATATGACAGCCCGAGAGAACCAATAACAGATAATTCGACAATAAAGGTTCTCAATTCTATTGAGATAAATGCTAAAAATCTAAAAGTCGGTCAATCGGAAGTCTTAGTCAATACTGAACAGAACACATGTGACTTTAAAGTTTCGACCTCAACTACTGCGGGAGCAATTCATGTTGTTGATGCTTCAGATTCAATTCTTCTCGGAACAACACAAATCGGATTTTATGGTCATGCCGCAATGCCGCAACCAGCAGCAATCGGAGACGCTTCGGGAGGAGCAGTTGTCGATATTGAAGCACGAACAGCAATAAATGCTTTATTGGCAGCGTGTAGAAATTCAGGATTTATCTCTCCATAATGGCACTCGAAGAGATGGCAGTTCAACTCGGAGTCGGTGGCTTTGGAATGTTTCTAATGTATAGACTGGCTTCAAACAGAATCGAACAGCTCGGAGAAACGCAAGAGAGAATCCTTTTAATCCTTGATAAGATTCTTGGGAAATTATAAATCGATATACGTAAAGACGATACCTTTATATACCTCTCTTTCTTAGAAAGAGTATGAAAAGCGAACAAAAAACATCTGCTGACCCAACCCTAAAGGGTATGACAGCAAAAAAATACAAAGTAACTGAAGACTGTTTTGTCGGAAAAGTCGGAGATATAATTATATTAAAAGACTTAGCTGAAACAACAAGATGGATTAACTTAACACAAAACAAACAAGGCGAACCATTCGCTGAGTGGGACTTGATTGAGGAGTTATCAAAATGATAAGAAGAATTAAGAGCTTCTTCACATTCATGTCTGAACTTGCCACAGAATTAAAAAATCTGAAGTATGAACTTGAAGACTTGAGAAGTGAATTAGAGAATCTTCAATGGATTGAATCGACAGCGAGTGATAATGAATCTCGGATTGATGACCTTGAATGTCAAATCGAGGAGTTAAGAACTCAACTGGAGGAGGCAAAATGAAATTCGACAAACTCCTCAAGGATATTTCAGAGACTGAAGACCGTCACATCATGGCGTATAAGACTCTGATTGTCGGATTGCTACTGGCTTCTTCAGATTGTCTGGAATGTATGAAAGCTCAAAAAGAAGTTATAAAGGATATTGGAAACATAGTCGAGGGCAAGGCATGAGGTGTGGTCTTTGTTTGTTGGACATGAAAGAGAAAGATTCCAATAATGGACAACCAATCACGTCCAAGAGAGTCTGTCGAAAGTGTAACTGGGAATCAGTGATTCCAGCAAGATTGATTGAATCCTATTTTTTAGAATCAAGGAGGTCAAAATGATATATATAACAGAATTCGCATTATGGTCAGTAGTGATTATTGCTCTGACTTATTTATGGACGGTTAAGAGATGAGAACTATAAACGAAGTATTTACTGACAAAGAATTCGACAGATTAAAGGAGGCAAAGGAGAAATCTGGAGCCAACAATTGGAGAAACTTTATTCTGTTGATGCTTGAAAGGAGCCGATTATAATGTCAAACGATAATGAGCTGATAGCTGGATTTCGAATGTCGGGAGAATTTGTTAAAAGTCTCAAAGACAAGAATTTCACAATATTGGCAGCAAAAAATAGAGAAGTAGATAACCTCGATAAAGAGGGGGAAAAAATGAAAAAGACAGTCCTAAACATTGAAATGGCGGGACACCAATTGGAATATTATCCAAACAAGACAAGCTTGAGACATATCTCAAAGGAGCAAAACAGTTTCACACTTAAAGGACTTGTTGGATACCAAGGAGAATTTATCACTGTTTCACAAAAAATAGGACAAGTGATGAGAGACGTGATATATGTCAAAGGGTCTGTCGAAGTATGAGGACTATTCCCAAGACGACCAGATTACAGTTCATCAAGAGATGGACTCAAGAACCAATCGAAATGAAACAGTTAGTCGCAATGTGTTGCGTGAATTGGGGGTTGTCCAGACGGACAATCCTCGAGGACATAAAAGTCTTAATTGACTTTGGGAGTTTAGAACAAAATGGACAAACAATACAAGTTCGGCAGACAGGGAGCAATTCATCTGATAGAGCAGAGAATGAAGCAACTGTCAAGGGACAAGAAGCACAGAAAAAAGATTGACAAAGAACTCAAAGACTTCGGAAAGATTCCCTCAGATGATGAGGAGAAACAGATTGAGTTTTTCAAGACCGCAATCAAGAATAGCAAAAAGGAGATGAAAAAATGGACGAAAAAATAACACTTCAGAGAGATGATAAGATAAAATTGAACAGAGGTATGAAAGGGACCTATGGTTGGGAGATAACTTTGACCTCTTTAGATGTAGATGAACTAAAAAAGATTGATACTAAATTAAGGGAGGAGTTCAAAAATGAATATTGAACCCTCAAAACATATGAATGAACTTGAGAATAGATACAAAATGAGCAATAGACGACCAAAAATAACCATCACAAACACAGTCGATGAACACTCAATAATAACAACCTATGAATCATTCGAGAAAGCATTAAGAAAGATTTATCTCGACATGATGACAAACCTCGCTAATGACTTCACTGAACCAATCCAAGTCAAAGTAGAGCCAGTATTTGTATGCTCAAGTTGTGAGTCAGTTGAGATTGACCCAGAGAGAGACTACAAACACGAATGTAAAAGCTGCCGTTAAGTGTGCGTGTGTGAGTGTGTCGCACACTACAATCCAACACCCATGGATAATTATCTATATATTTAACATATAGATAATATATCTCTTTCTATAATAACCCTTGATTATCAAGGGAGAATGATTGGGAGCTTAAGCGAACCAAAGCTCCCAAGGACTATTAACTAACGCAGTTATAAATAGTTTTTGTATGCTGAGCTGTGCTATACCTATTGGTTAAATTGGATAGGTTGTGAAGTCCTCGGGCTGGAGAGTATCAGGGATTCTTAATATCTTTCACCCACCCTCGCTTCAAACACCACAAGATTTATATCTCTCCGCTTTTTAGAATCTATGATTCTAATCGCTGCTATATCTAAATGCCCGTGGCAGCTCAGCTCGGGTGGCTGAAAGATAACGGGGCTTCTCCTCTGCCATTCATAGTGACACACACACTCACACACACATCAATATATCCAACCACTTCTTTCCCTCCAAAAATAACATTTACTGTCTATAGCGACCTTGAACCCCCACAACACCTCGGAACGAGGTAGTCTCCATAAAAATTTTCCAAAAATATTATAACTAATCAATCCTTTATTCATATAAGCGAGATGGATATTCAGTTAGACCCTTGGCAAGAGCAATTCTTAGATACTGAGGGAGATAAGATATTGTGTTGTGGTCGTCAAGTTGGGAAATCAGTCATTGCTGCGATGGATGCTGGGACATATGCTCTAAAGAACGCCAAGAAAGAAGTTCTGATGATTGCTCCGACTGAAAGACAAGCATATGAGCTGTTTGACAAGACTCTTTCATTCATCTCATTCAAATCTCATAAAAGTATTAAGATGGGAAAGAGCAGACCAACTAAAAAGAGAATCCAGCTCAAGAATGGAACAATCATTAACTGTCTCCCGACTGGAATATCTGGAGTTGGAATCAGAGGACGCACTGTTCATAGACTTTACGTGGATGAAGCATCCCGAGTTCCCGAGGAGGTCTGGACTGCTGTCACTCCAATGCTACTCACTACTGGAGGAGATACAATTCTCCTCTCAACACCTTTCGGGAGACAAGGATATTTCTATCGGATTTGGAATAATCCAGACAATTCATTCACTAAGTTCGAACTCACATCTATTGAAGCACTCACACAGAGACCTATATCCAAATCTTGGACTCAAATCCAAAGGGATAAGGCAATCGAATATCTCCAAAGGGAGAAACAAGAGATGTCCTCCCTCGAATATGGTCAAGAATATGAGGGGAGGTTCATTGACGAACTCAGACAATTCTTTCCAACCGAACTCATCACAAAATCAATGTCTCTCAAGGAGGATGGTCATTATCCTATATTCACAAGAGAGAGGGAATCTCTTTGGCAGTCCCGAAACAACTTTCTGGGAGTCGATATAGCAAGGATGGGAGATGATGAGACTGTTCTCTTTACACTCGAGAGAATCAATCGGGACAAACTGAGACAATTGGATATGAGCATCTACACTAAAGTCCCATTAACAGAGACAGCCAGAAACATAATCCGAGCAGATAAGAAGTATAACTACAAAAAGATATACATAGATGACGGAGGACTCGGTGCTGGAGTTCTGGACATCCTCCTTGAGGACGAACAGACAAAAAGAAAGGTCATTCCAATCAATAACGCATCAAGACCTCTTGATAAGCAAGGCAAGAGAAAGCGAAAGCTGATGAAAGAGGAGTTATACACGAACCTCCTCCGATTAATGGAGCAAGGTAAGGTGGAGCTGGTCAAGGACGCAGACACTCTCCACTCACTCCAATCTATTCAATATGAATATGTGGATAAAGGGATTCGAATCTTTGGCAGATACACTCATATCACCGAAGCACTCATCAGAGCAGCTTGGAGTATGAATGACAAAAGCTTAAATATATGGGTTGGTTCTAAATAATAATGGCTCTTAGACCAATCAAGTTTCTGAACATAGAAGTCAGGGACGAAAGGGGAGACCCAACTGAGGACACCCTCCAAGTTTCTGATGACACTTATGCTTTAGTCTTGACAATTAGAGATTTGATAAGTACTATAAGGAGAAACAATGGCTGACACGGGAATATTCGCAACAACGGCAGAGGTTCAGCGAAAGGCTGGAGCCAACGCCAGTTCAACTTCAAACGTAGAGGCATATATCAACGACTTCATGACTCAAGCCGAGTCCTTAATCAATGCTCAAACCAGAACTAACTGGTCGGATTTATATAGTGGATTAAATGTCGATGTCAAAGGGATTCTCAAGATGGCAGCGAGTGCTTGGGCTGCCATGAAAGTCATCAATTACGATATGTCTGGCTTTACTTCTCGAGTAGAGGCTGAGACAATGCTTGATGTCCTCCGAGATGAATTTGTCAATTGTATGAAAACATTGGAGGATATGAAAGTGAGACAATTCATTAAAGATGCTTAATGCCACTACCGATTGTATATCGAACTGGAGGAGATGTTCAGGTTAATTACGACTTCGCAGATGTTATCTCGGGAACGGGATATATTGCTTTTTATCTCCAAGCGGCAAATGAGGGTTCTCCATCTCCCTCAACAGCTTATCAATTAACTCGTCAGACAATGAGGTCATATCCAGTGTTCTCCCAAGGCTCAACAGCAACAAGTTCAGACACTAAAGTCTTGGACCTCGATTTTGATTATCTATTAGACCGTCCATTAACTTTAAGTGGAGACGCAATTTGTGACATCTCAACCTCACTTGATGACGGTCCGAATGTTGGGACGGCTGAACACTTTGTCATAGTCAAAATTAGAAAGTGGGATGGTTCAACTGAGACTGACTTAGTGACATCACAAGGAGACACATTCACACGAAGCGGAGGGACCAGCACGGCTTATTATAGAAACACCCTCAAGTTCAACATTCCACAAACACACTTCAAGAAAGGAGACTCAATTAGAGTCACGGCTGAATGCTGGGTTAATGCTGGAGGGACTGGGACATGTAATGGAGAGATAGCTCACAGTCCTCAGGCTCAATACTGGGACACAAATGTTAATCCAGTCAGCTCTCAATCAGTTATTCAAATACCACTCAGAATAGATATATAAATAAGGAGAGACAAATAATAAGATGCCAGAAAACGATATAGCATACGCAACAAGTTCCGACCTAACAAACACAGTTGATGATGTAACTGTTGATACTAGGGACACAGACGCAGCTTCAGGCACAAAGGAAACGACATGGACAAATTCTAAATGGTCGCAATATTACGGTTATTATAAAACAATTCCAGAACTCAAACAAGCAATCGACATGAGAGCAATCTGGACTATTGGAAAAGGATATGAAACTGAAGACTTAACAACTGAGACTGTTCTCGACTCAATAACGGGATTCGGAAGAGACACTTTTAACACAATTCTCAAGAACATGATAGTCACTCGGAGAATTGCTGGAGACGCATTCGCTGAGATTATAAGAGACCCTCAAACCAAACAACTCCTCAACATCAAACCTCTCGACCCCTCGACCATTCAAATAGTGGTCAATAAAAAGGGAATAATCAAGAGATATGAACAGCTCTCAAAGACTGGAAAGAAATCAGTCATTCACAAATTCAAACCAACTCAGATATTCCATTTAATTAATAAGAGAGTAGCTGATGAGATTCACGGAACTTCAGATATTGAAGCACTCGAACCAGTCATCAACGCACTTAATGAGAGCTTCACAGATATGAAGCAACTTCAGCACAGACACGTTAAACCAGTTATGGCTTTTATGCTTGACACTGATGACCAAGCCAAGATTAACACATTCATCGGAAAGATGGACGAGGTCATCAACAAAGGAGAGAACATCTACATACCTAAAGACACTGTGGATTTCGAATTAATCACAGTTCCATCCAATGCGACTCTCAATCCTCTACCATGGCAGCACAGATTAACAGACAGATTCTTCCAAGTTGTCGGAATCCCTCAAATCATTCTCGGAAGCTCTGGAGAATTCACTGAATCCACAGCCAAGATTGCTTATCTGGCATTCCAGCAATCTGTTGAGGATGAGCAGAAAGACATTGAGGACCAAGTCTGGAATCAATTATACTTCAAGATTGACTTAGAATTCCCAGCATCACTCCACAATGAGCTGTTAAGTGATGAGAAAAAGGACGGAGCAAATTCCCAAGTCTCTCAACCTTTAGGATTCCAAGAAAGTGATATGACGACTGGAATCGGAGGCGGAACATAATGGGAGTCTTTGAGAATCTCAGAACTCGGTTCAGATTGGGTGGAAAGAGACCTGAGGATGTTGTTGGACAAGTTGATTCAATCAATCCACCAACACCACAATCAGCTTTATCTTTTCAGCAGAATATAGGACAAACCTCAACTGAGACAGCAATAAATCCTCCAGCTTTCGCAACTGAAGTCTCTGGAGTATTGCCACCAACTGGCATCGAGCAGACTGAGGATGGAGGAGTCAGAGTGACTGGTCTTGGACGACCAACAACTGAGGATGGAGTTCCACTAAAGCTACTCACTGATAGTATTGGATTCAGACCAGAACAAGCAAACCTCCCAGGACGACTTCAAGATAAGGTCATAACAATCGACACCAAAGAGGGGGGTCAAGAGACAATAACACTCACTCCTCGAGAATATGAAAGTTGGATTAAAGGAGTTGGTATGACTGGCAGAAGCAGATTGCCGACTGACGCAGATTCTGCCGAGATG